CCGCGTTTTATTTGGTAACGCTACTGGTGATGGTATGCCCACTATTGACCCATTCTCTGAAATGACAGTCTTTCACTATATGAAACACGGGTTTCGATACATGGGACGTATTACGGTAGATACTGATGTTGTCAGGGAGAATAATCAAACGTATCGTCTTGGATATACCGAGATGTGTAAAGATGGTTCTAAAATGGGTGTCGGCTGCCCTGAATATGTACTTCTTTTCCGTAAACTGCCTTCTGATACTTCACGCGCCTATGCAGATTTGCCAGTAACCAAGAATAAGAATGAATATTCATTGGCCCGTTGGCAAATAGATGCTCATGCAAGTTGGAAATCATCAGGTAATACTCTATTGAGTTATGAAGATATGAAAGGTGCTGGTATTGACAAGATACGCCATTTGTTTAGGAACTACGAGCGTGAACATATCTACAACTATGAAGAACATGTCGCTTTCGCTGAAGAATTAGACGCTTACGGTAAACTACCAAAAACATTCATGGCTGTAGATCCTGTAAGTAAGAAACCTTGGATATGGGATGATGTTACTCGGATGCGTACACTTAATACGAAGCAGTCACAGAAGAAACGCCAAAATCATATTTGTCCTCTTCAGCTTGATATTGTTGAGAGGTTAATTGAACGGTATTCAAACAAAGGGGATTTGGTATTTGACCCGTTCGGCGGCATTGGTACTGTCCCTTACTGTTCTATTAGATTGGGACGTAAAGGACTTTCTATCGAGTTGAATTATGACTATTGGAAAGACAGTCTTTCATACTTGCATGAAGCTGAAATAGAAGTGAATGCGCCGACGTTATTTGATTTAATGGAAGCTATTTAATCTAAATAAGAATAGATATGTATTTGTATAAAAACAGGCCACCACCGTGACAAAATAGTGTGAGATTATTATTAGTCTAACAAATTAACCTAATCATTTATGATAACATTGAATAAGTTGGCTCCTAAAATTTTAAAGATTATAGAGCGCCGCTTTCATCTGAATGATAATACTTCTAAAAAGGCTTTCAGTTTAAAAATATCTGCTGCCTGGAGGAAGTTTGATGAATTATCAGAATTACCATGTGACGATATAAAAGACCATCCGGAGTATAAGAAGAGAGCTGCCGATATTATAATAGTTACCGTTGCTTTTCTAAGACATTACGGATGTAAGGATATCGAGGGCGAAATTAAGAGAGCGATAGATTTGCTTTCTGATGAGTCGGAAAGATGTGATTAAGGTGTTGTTACTGACTGTTCGTGTTGTTGATTTTGTGTTGTTGATTTTAATGCAGTTTGTTATGACAGAAACTATTCAAGTCTGCCTACTTGATTTTAACAAGGGGCAGCTCACGGGATTACCGAAGAATCCGCGTTTTTTCCGTGATTATCGCTTCGAAGCGATGAAGAAGAGTATTCAGGATTCGCCTGAAATGCTTGAACTTAGGGAACTTATAGTATTTCCCTATAATGATGGCCGGTATATTGTCGTTTGTGGCAATCTACGTCTACGTGCCTGTAAGGAACTTGGTTACAAGGAGCTTCCCTGTAAAGTCCTGGCACCGGATACCCCTGTTAAGAAGTTGAGGGAGTATGCTACAAAGGATAACGTCAATTTCGGTGAGAATGATTTGGACGTTATGGAAAACGAGTGGAATAAGGAGGAACTTCAGGATTGGGGGATCGAGTTCGGGCCGGAGAAGAAAGAAGATGAATTTAAAGAGCGCTTCGATGCCATCACAGATGATACAGCCATTTACCCCCTTATTCCTAAATATGACGAAAAGCATGAGTTGTTTATCATAACCTCAAGCAATGAGGTTGATAGTAACTGGCTTCGTGAAAGGCTGGATATGCAGCACATGAAGTCGTACAAGACCGGGAAAGTAAGTAAGAGTAATGTAATTGACATAAAAGACGTTCGCCATGCCCTGCAAAATAGTAATACCAAGTCATAAGCGACATGACCGGGTGTTCGCTAAAAAGTTGGTGAACGATCCTATAATTTGCGTCGCTGAAAGTCAGGCTGACTTGTACCAACAGTTTAATCCGGAGTGTGAAATCGTTACTCATCCGGACGATGTAATCGGTCTCATTCCTAAACGCAACTGGATGGCGAAACATTTTGGTGAGCTCTTCATGCTCGACGATGATGTTCATGCCTGCAAGGCGATCTATGCGGATAAAGGAGAACCCTGTCGGGTGAAAGACAAGGATAGAATTACTAACATCATTCAGTCATTATTTGAGATGGCCGGTATGATGGGTGTTCATCTTTTCGGTTTCACTTCCCGAATATCACCTGTGATGTACGATGAAACCGGCTTCCTTTCCCTCTCTAAAATGATAACCGGTTGCAGCTATGGAGTAATCTATAACAAAAATACCTGGTGGAATGAAGAGGTACGTTTGAAAGAAGATTTTTGGATTTCCTGTTATATGAAGTACAAAGAGCGTAAGATTTTAACCGATCTGCGTTATAATTTCGAGCAGAAGAGCACATTTGTGAATGCCGGTGGGCTTGCTTCGATCAGGAATCAGGAAGAAGAGCGCAAATCTATTCTTTTCATCAAAAAGAACTTCGGTGATAGTATCCTGTTAAAGAGTGCGACAAATAACGGCAAGGATAAGACGAAGCAGCTTGTACAGTATAACATATCCTGCAAATTCAAGTTCTAATAACCTGTAAAAAAGGCGTTTAAATGGCGTTCAATCTGTTTGCTATATCCGTCTTATTTAGCTAAATTTACTGATGTAATCAATTAAGAGTCAAACCATTAAATTAGAATTATGATTATTAGAACAGTTTGCGGATATGATTTCTTTGAGGTGAGTTCTGCAATGCAAAAAGCGATCCGGAGAGCTGATACCGGAGTGGCCGGCTTTTTTGCACTGGAGCTTTGGGCGAGTGGATACCTGTGGAAGCGTCTATTTACGATCAGTGCAGAGGATTGCTTCGGTATCATAACAAAAGAGATAGAAGCATTGTGGCAAGGTCATGAGCTTGTAAATAAGAATGCTACCGGACCAAAAGGGAGGATATTTGTCAGTAAAGCGGTTATTCTTCTTTGTGAATGTAGGAAGAACCGGGATGCAGATCATTTGCAGAACTTTATCTATGACAGAAGGGATATCGACATAGAAAAATGGATAGATGATGTTAGACGTTATCCCATTGCCATCCCAGTATATACTTTTGATGTACATACAAGGAAAGGGAAAAAGCAAGGTAGGACCAAAGAAGAGTTTTTCAGGGAAGAATATGAAGCGTTACAGCCTCGTGTTCCTGGTTTGTTCGATGATTTGATATCTACCGATCTACCGGAGTAATTTAATGATGAAACCACAGCTACTTGGCCGTGGTTTCATCATTTATATAAGTCAAACCAATTTAATTCAAGAGAAAATGAATACGTATTACAAATTTGCGCCAAATGTATTTTTGGCAAAGTGTGATGAGAAACACGAAAAAGGTGAAACTATCGAAGTCACTACTAAGTACGGTAAAGAGAACGAAAGTATAGTATTTAATCTAATCTTCGAAAAAGAAGGATTTTACTATTACTCCATTGTAAGAGCTGACGGTTTTAATGCTCAAGAATGGGCGAAGCGACGAGCAGAACGTCGCAGGGAATGGGCTGCATCTGCTGTACGGAGAAGTAATGAATACTATAACAAGTCCAACAAAGATAAAGATTTTCTTTCCCTTGGTGAACCTATAAAAGTAGGACATCATAGCGAAAAACGACATAGAAAAGCGATAGACGATGCTTGGAATAATATGGGCAAAAGTGTTCAGTTTGACGAGAAAGCAGCAGAACACGAAAGTAAGGCAGAATATTGGGATAAGAGAGCTAATGCCATAAATTTGTCAATGCCTGAAAGCATAGATTTCTATGAGCATAAATTAGAGGTCGCAAAGGAGTATCATGAAGGTGTCAAATCTGGGAAGTATCCACGTATGCACTCTTACACTTTAGCTTATGCTAAGAAAGATGTAAACGAAGCTCAAAAGAATTATGACCTTGCAGTAAAGCTGTGGGGAGATATTTAATAGTCTTTGAACTACCTCAAACAATACGGTTATGGGAGAATTAACAAGAGAACCCTCATTACAAAGGGTAATGAGGGTTTCAGGTCGTGTGCCTGTACAATGTTCATGTAGTATTTGTAAACAGCAATGTAATACACCATGTTTAGGAACCCCGGATGATATTGAGAAGATTATTGATGCCGGATATTCTGATAGATTAGCTTTAACTCAATGGGCTGTCGGAATGTTATTAGGTGTTACCACTTCGATTGTACCTATGATTCAGCCCGTTGTAGGCAAAAGGTATTGTGCTTTCTTCGAGAATGGTCTTTGTATTCTGCATGATAAGGGTTTGAAACCCACAGAGGGGCGTTTATCTCATCATACGGTTAAAAAAGATAACTTCAATCCATTTATGGGCATTGCTTGGAATGTGGCAAAGGAATGGCTTATGTTTGAAAATGCAGAAGTTATTTCCCGTGTACTAACTAAGTTTGTTAAGGAGAGAAAGTTATGAGTGCACATTCATCTGTACGTGTTGATTGCAAGGCATTTGCGAAATGTGGTGTGAAATCCCTCTCTCATTGTCGGCGATATCGTGGTGAAGATAATTATTGTAAGGGATGTACTCTTATTCGCCGTAAACCTCGAAACAGAATGTTCGATGTGGATGGCAGAGAAATGAAAAAGTGTACACATTGTGGCCGCTATTTCTACCTTAATCGATTTTATGCAAGTTCGATCATATCGCATGGAAAGAAATACCGAAGATTATCATCTTGGTGCCGTATGTGTATATCAGAAGTAAATAATAAAAGAAATTCTAAATAAGTCAAATATGAATTATGGAAACTATTTTAGAAAAAGAATTGAATAAATACGTTTGATTTATCAGAAAAAATGAAAGCGAAGAAAGTATCGATTACCACTCAAGAAGCGGAAGCTATTAAATTAGCGCTCAAAGAACTTCAATTGACTATCGGATATGGTGAGTTATCATGTGCACAATTAGCTCAGTATGAAGCTGCTGAAAAGCGTCTTCTTAATCTACTGAAAGATAGTGAAAAAGCCTGTTGTAGCAAGTGTGGAGGAAGGCTCTCACTTGTCGTTGGTACATTCGCTTACGAACCGGATGGAGAACCTTACGAGTCAGGTGTGATTGAAAAATCCCTCGCTCCAGGGGGCGAAACTCAAGTAGGTGCTCATAAGTGCGATAAGTGCGGACACTTACAAGGATTTTTTATAGAGTAAAATTCAAAACAGATAGAGAAAAGAATATTATGGAAATACATAGAATGAAGCCGGAGAATCCCATTATCATCGTTGATGAAGAAGAATTCAACCGGATTGATGCAATAGCCAAGCTGAAAGAAGAAGAGGTTGAGAAACTTGCCAAAGAGATGTTCTTGCGTCATGTCAAATCAAGTGGAATATCAATGCGCTTCCGTATTAATGGCGTAGAAAAAGTTATAAGACAACAGGTTATTACCGAATTGAATTACGATGAACGTGGGTGGCCGGAATCTGTATCTGAAGAGGTTAAGCATACCATTGTAGATGATATTACTCATTACATTAACAAACATTTTGAACACTACAAAGATGATTGTAAATCAGTTGTAGAATATGAATGGAACTTATATAAAAGTCGGTATGAGAGAAAAGTCAAATATTGGAAATCTCTGTTTGTCATTACTTTTATCGTATTACTAATCGAGTGTATTTATAGAATAATTCAATAAAAAAATGTAATGAGCAAAAGTATTAGTTGGGAATTATACTTGAAGATTCGGCAAGCAATCGATTTCCTTCGCAGCATGGAATGCGATACCCCCCTAAACCTCGGTTTTTCCGGTGGAAAAGATAGCGTTGTTATTCTTGACCTTGCAGAACGTTCCGGTATAAAGTATAACGCTATCTATGCCAATACTACCGTTGATCCTCCCGGTACGATTAGCTTTATAAAGAAGAACTATCCACAAGTACAGATAATGCACCCGGAGAAATCTTTCTTTAGACTGATTGAGGAAAAAGGTTTTCCGTCTCGTTTGCGTCGGTTCTGTTGTGAGAAGCTGAAAGAACGATACGGAATTGGTAAGCGAAGTATTGAAGGAATGAGAGCTGCCGAAAGTATAAATCGAAAAGATTATGAGCCGGAGCAGTGTGATACAAGAAAATGGATGAAAGGAGCAAAGCATATTCTTCCTATCCTCACATGGACAGAAGAAGATGTTTGGAATTACATTACGATGCTCCATATAACCTTTCTCGACATGGTTGCGTAGGTTGCCCGCTCTGCAATTATAGGCAGATGCAGTTGGAATTTAAGATGTTCCCCGGCTATGCTCGTAAAGTGATAGCATCCGTTGGAATATACATGAATACTCATCCGAATGGCTTTCTTGCTCGCAATTTCTCGGACGGATACGAGGCTTTCTACTACTACATCAATGAAATACCCATTGCGGAGTTTCACGAATTAAAGAAAGGCTTATTCGGTTTCAATGCAAAGGAAATTGTTCAAAGGGAAATTTTAAATCAAATAACGTAAAACAATATAAGTATGAAAGCAATATCAATAGATGTGGATGCGACAAGCGTTCAAATAGAGACCAGTATGACTGGAAATGGATATATCAGGATAACAGCAGAAGTAGATGGAAGAGATTCTACTAAATTACTGGATTCCATATCCAAAGACGATATTTCAGATTATATGCGCGAAAATGGCTATACCTGCGAGTTGAATAACTTTCATAACTAACTATATGGAAAATGAGTTAGATCAATGGCACGAACTTTCAAAAAGAATAGTAGACTTCACTACTAATTGCAGTGAAGATATTAAGCCATATATATTAGGACAATTAGAAGAGTTGTCTGAAATACTACGTGGACAAATAGATTTTAACGTATAATTAAATAAAAATGAGTAAAGACGATTTTGAAGATATGATAATATCATTGTGTGAGCAATATATGGAAGAACATGATTTAGTCGATTGTTGCTTCGATATAAATATTAATATTTATGGCAACACAGTAAATCCTTGCATTTCAATTAATAATGAGGTTAAATGAAATAGAAAGGAGTCAAATGATATACTAAAATGGAAGAAGCCGCCCGGAGGCAGCTTCTTGTGTCGGTGACACTGCATTTTGATAACGCATCTTTTCTTTGATAGAATCATATATCCAAGCGGATACAATACCAATTGCCATTGGTAGGACTATATTTAATGTTATAAATGTAATCATGATTCTTTTCTTTTAGAAATTTAGCGGCAATATCGCCTAACATTTGGCAGGGATTTGAACCCATAAAACGCTTGTCAGGCGTTTTCTTCCATAGTCTCAAATGCTATTGCAAAAATACAAAAGTAAAATTATAAAAAGAATATTATGGCAAAAATTTATGTAGCAAGTAGTTGGAGAAATGAGTATCAACAGGAAGTTGTAAAAGTTCTTCGTGAATTAGGACACGAAGTTTATGACTTCAAGAATCCAGAAGGGAGAACAGGTTTCCAATGGTCCACAATAGATAAGGATTGGCAGAACTGGACTACTGAACAATATCGTGATGCTCTAAGGCATCCGGTTGCTGAATCTGGTTTCAATTCAGATTTTAACGCAATGCAATGGGCTGACATCTGTGTTATGGTATTGCCCTGTGGACGATCTGCTAACACAGAGTCCGGATGGATGGCAGGGGCAGGCAAACGGGTATTCGTTTATTCTCCCGAAAAGCAGGAACCGGAACTGATGTATAAAATTTATGAACGGATTCTATGCAATGTTGATGAGTTGCGTTTACAGTTTAGTCGGAAGTGCGAAGATTGCGATGCTCTATGTGAATGCCATCTATCTGGTGCAAATCCAGATGATGTGGCTTGCGAATATTTCGATGATACATCATTGAATCAGTTTCGACAGAATAAATAACCTTCAAATCAAGATCGGAAATGAATCTATTTGCAGACGAAATCGAACAGACCTCCATCGATCGGATAAGGAAATTTGCAAAGATAGCAAAGGCGATGGAATTGTCAATTCTGCTATTATCGGCAGTGTGGAGATAATTGATTGTGTCGTTAATCATCCGTCTATATGGGCGGAAAAAGGTGTATATAATTGGGTATTGGCTAATCCTGTATTATTCCCTGAATCAATACCGGCTAAAGGAAAACTATCTTTTTGGGAATATGATAAGATTCAGGAACCTATGTCAGATGGTGAACACAATGTTTGCATGTGTCGTATATGTGTTGATGAAAAAACTCAGGTGATGAGTATGGGGAACTATTTCGTATGTAAATATTGCGGTGGGCGTTGGTATAAGTAAATTCACATCAGATATGAATTATATTTTCAACATCTTCTTTGTTTTCTACGAACATTCTAATGTATTTTCTTAACAGGGTTGCGTCATTGGCACATTCATCTGTTTTAATTATTTGGAGATTATTCAGCCCATATAATGATGTCAAATTCCAGTTTGTCATTTCTTGCAGTGAGCGTTTTATTTCAATTTCTGACTTTGCATCCTTAGTGAAGACAGTGATATTTTTCTTTTGCGGGTTGATAGATGAAG